ATTAGAGATTTTTATGGTATGCCATTATCTGTTAGTTCTGGTTATAGATCTGCAGCACTTTGTGAAGCCATAGGTTCATCAAGCAAAAGCCAACACACGAAAGGTCAAGCCGCAGATTTTGAGATCTTTGGTGTTGCGAATAAAGATTTAGCAGAATTTATTGTTAAAAATCTAAAATATGATCAATGTATACTTGAGTTTTGGAATGAAAATGAGCCTAATTCTGGATGGGTACATTGCAGTTTTAATAGTTCAGGAAACAGAGGACAGTTCTTGAAAGCTGAGAAAGTTAATGGTAAAGTTATCTATTCAACAATGAATTAATATGCCAATAGGAAGAGCACAAATAGCTAAAGAAGTAGAAGGAAAGCTCAGAGGAGCTAAACCATCAAGAGCTATGTTAAAATCAAAAAGAAAGGAGAAAAAAAAATAATGGTTGGATTTGGAATACAAAAAAGAGGAACTTCTAAAATTCTTTTAAAAATAAAAAAATTTGAAGATGGAGGTTTATCTATTGAAGAAAATAAAAATGAAACTATCTCTAAAGAAAATAAAAAAGAACCTACAACTTACGAAAAAAAACAACAACTTATTAAAGAACGACAAGAAAAAATAAAAGAGAAGTTGGAGCAAAAAGGTTACGAAACTGGTAAAGCTAAATATGCTAGAGAAAAAGATATAGAGTCTCCAAAAATGCAAAATATCTTGAAAAAATATAGAGAAAACATAGCTGATCCTACAAGTAAATTTATAGGGAAAATAACTCCTATAGGTGAGGATTATGGCAGAGGTTCAGACAAAGCTAGAAAAGAATTATTAGGCTATAAAAAAGGTGGCAAGATTAAAAAAGGTAAAAAATAATGGCTAAACTTTGCCCAAGAGGAAAAGCTGCTGCAAAAGCAAAATTTAAAGTGTACCCGAGCGCGTACGCGAACATGTATGCTAGTGCAGTATGTTCTGGAAAAATTGTACCGGGTGGTAAGAAGAAAAAAATGATGAAGGGTGGAAACGTTTCACAAGAAAGAAAGAAAGTTTCAAATTACGAACAAGGTGGTGTCGCAAAAGGTTGCGGAGCCGTGATGGAAGATCGAAGAAAAGTAACTAAGAAAAATTAATATGGGTTTACGTAAATGGGTTCAAGAAAATTGGGTAGATATTGCAAATCGTAAATCTGATGGATCTTATCCTAAATGTGGCAGAAGTGGTGGAGAGAAGAGAAAAAATTATCCAAAATGTGTACCTATTGCAAAAGCTAGAGCCATGAGCCGAGGTCAAAAAGCTAGTGCTGTAAAGCGAAAACAACAAGCAGGTAACACCGGACCACGGCCAAGCAATGTCAAGACAATCCTTAAAAAATCCAGTCGCTAAAAAGCTCGGTTCTAGACTATTTTACCCTAGAGTGGTAAAATCTAAAAAATTATACAATCGTAAAACAAAGTTAAAAAATGGCATTTAAAAGAAAAAAATCAAAACCATTTCGCCAAGCACCCAAAGAATTAGTACAGGGCGATGAATTTGAAAAAGAAATTGATATAAATAAAGGAGTCCCTCTTTATCAGGATGTTCCTTTTGATACATATGTGGATGAATCAATGCCAATTATCCAGAGAGAAAATTATATTGATTACATGCCAAGGGCAATAACAATGCCACCAGGTTTTGGACAACCAGTGGGAATTAAAGAAGGGGGTGGAGTTAAAACAAATCAAGAAAAGTCAGCGATGGATGTTATTAAGGAAAATACCACAAAAGACGCTGCTAAGATATTCACTGATGAAAAGATTAAGAACAGAAATGAAAAGAATTTTAAAAAAACAGGGCAATATTTCTTCAAACTAAGAGGTGGTGGTATTGCGATTAAAGGAACAAAATTTAGAGGGGTATTTTAATGGCTACATCAGGGACAACTAGTTTCAATCTATCCATAGAAGAAATGATCGAAGAGGCTTATCAACGATGTGGTCTTGCTGTTAATTCTGGTTATGATTTAAAAAGAGCAAGAGTTCTTTGTAATTTAATATTTTCAGAATGGGGCAATAGAGGAGTTCATCTTTGGAAAGTTGAATTAAAAGTGCAAGCTTTGAGCACTGGAGTTGCTACTTATAGTGTCACTTCTTCAGTTAGTGATGTTTTAGAAGCTTATATTTCATCAACTTCAGGAACAACAACGAGTACTCAAGATGTGTCTTTGTCAAAGATTGATAGATCAACTTACGCATCATTGCCTAATAAAGGTCAATCTGGAACACCTTCTCAATATTATGTAGATAGACAATTAACGCCTACAATTACCTTATATCAAGCACCTGATTTAAATACTTATACACATTTAAAATATTACGCTCTTGAAAGAATAGAAGATGCCGGAACTTATACTAATAATCCTGATATACCTTTTAGATTTTTACCATGTTTAGTATCTGGTCTTGCTTTTTATATATCACAATCAAAAGCACCACAAAGAACCGAACAATTAAAAATGTATTACGAGGATGAATTACAGAGAGCCTTAGTCGAGGATTCTCAAAGCGCATCTGTATTTATTTCTCCTGCAAACTATTATCCATCGGGGTCATTCTAATGGGTAGATTCGCATCAGGTAAAAGATCAATGATGAAATCTGACCGATCAGGTCAGTCTTTTCCGTATCAAGAAATGATTAGAGAATGGCAAGGATCAATGGTGCATATTTCAGAATATGAACCTAAACATCCACAATTAGATCCAAAAGTTTACGGAGCTGATCCTGAAGCATTATTAAATAGTAGAAACCAAGATTTTCAAACACCTAAATTGGGAAGAGGCGCAGAACCTACAACAGTTGTGCCACCGAACACTGGTTTATTCGCAGATTCTGGTGGAGCTGGAATGGCCACAGCATTATTAGATTTACCAGGTGATTTTGCATTTTTAACAAGAGGAATGATTCCATTAAACCCTGATCAACAAGCTAATGGCAGAATAGCTTTAATAGCCGTTGGTTCAATAACTGTGAGTATAACATAATGTCTATAACTTACGCAAATTTTGTAACTCAAGTAAGAGATTATACCGAAGTGGATAGTAATGTCTTAACAGCAACTATTATTGATGGGTTTATTAGAAATACCGAATTAGATGTGGCTGGAAAAGTTGATTATGATGATTTAAGAAAATATGCCGATTCAGTATTTACTGCAGATAATAAATATTTATTGATTCCTTCAGATTTATTAGTTCCTAGAGCTTTGTTCGTAGCTACGACTGGAACATTAGCATCTGGTACAGTTGAATATATGGAAAAAAGAGATCAAACTTTTATGAGAGAGTTTAATTCATCAAATGCTAAAGGAGTACCTAAATTTTACGGTAATTGGGATGATTTTACTTTAATTGTAGCTCCAACGCCCGATCAAGCTTATCCTGTGCAATTAGAATATATAAAAGAACCACCTAATTTTAATGCAACAACTAGTACGTATTTGTCAACCTATGCAGAAAATATACTATTATACGGTGTATTATCAGAGGCGTTTTCTTTTTTAAAAGGACCTATGGATATGTACAATTTATACAAAGGGAAGTATGATATAGAAGTTCAAAACTTTGCTCTTCAACAAATGGGTAGAAGACGAAGAGGTGAATACGACGATGGAGTGCCGAGAATAAAAATTGATTCTCCATCACCATAATTTAAGGAGAAAACATGGCTATAACAACTAACGCGATTGCGAATTCGTTCAAAGGACAAATCCTAAGAGCAATACACAATTTCACAGCATCAACTGGAAACACATTTAAGTTAGCAATGTATACAACAGCTGCAACTTTAGGTGCATCAACAACATCTTTTACAACTGTAGGACAAGTATCATCTTCAGGATATACTTCAGGTGGTAAAGCACTTGTTAATTCTGGTGTTAAAGTATCGGGTGCTGTTGCAATTACAAACTTTAGTAACGTTTCTTTTACTGGTGTAACATTGTCTGCACGAGGTGCATTAATTTATAACGACACAGCAACAGGTGATCCTGCAGTATGTGTATTAGACTTTGGTGGAACTAAAACAGCAACTGCTGGAACTTTTACAGTTCAGTTCCCAGCATTTACAACAGCGGCAGCAATTATTAGAATTGGTAACGCATAAATTTTAAGGAGGGCCAGGTGGCAGATATTATATTCTACATATCACCACTTGGTGCTCATACCATGTTAGGAAAATAACATGGCTGATCAAACAGTAATCGTAACATCACCTGGAATAACACCTTGGGGTATAGGTTATTTTGGTATTGGTGCTTTTTCTCAAGACTCACTTTCATTAGGATCTATTCAAGGAAATATTACAACAGACGTTCAACCTGAAGCTGGTTGGGGTATTAAAGGTTGGGGAATTGTTCCTTGGGGTGAGGAAGATGATGTAATAGCAACTGTTACAGGCATACGGATTAACACAGCAATTGGTATAGAAAGTATTAGTGCTGATGCGAATGTAAATGTTATAGGAACTCAAATAAATTTAGATGTAGATTCTGTAATAATAAATGGAAATGCTAATATAGATATAACAGGGTCTCAAATAAATTTAGTTGCAGGATCTTTAAGTATAACTGGAAATGCTAATGTAGATGTAACAGGATCACGAATCAATTTGACAGCAGGCTCAGCTACAACAGCAGCTGGCGCTTCTGTTGATGTTCAAGGTTCGCAATCTAATATTACACTTAATTCAGTAACGGAAGAGATTGCTGTAGGACCAATAGTTACAGGATCACAAATTAACATTTCACAACCAACAGTTACAACTGCTATAGATGTTAATGCATCTGTTACTGGTTCTGCTATAAATCTAACGCCTGGAAGTGTAACAATTTCTGCAGATGGTAATATTGTTGTTGTCGTAAATGAGCATAGAATTAATATTTTAATAGGTAATGAAAGTACTTCGGCAGATGCTAATATAACTGTCACAGGAACGCAAATAAATTTAACAGCTGGTCAAGCAGATACTGCATCTGGTTATAATGTTACAGGGTCTAGATTAAATACTTCTATAAATGCAGTTACTGTTGTAGGTACTGCTACAGTAGATCTTACTGGCATTAGATTGAATTTAACAACAGGATCTGTTAATATTACAGCCTGGGCAGAAGTACAAACTGGAGCTAATAATATTTGGACTCCGGTTGACTTAGCTGCTTAAATGATTTATTTATAAATTTTATAGGAGCTTAAATGGCATCAACTTATTCTACGGACCTCAAACTCGAGTTAATGGTTACTGGCGAAAATGCTGGTACTTGGGGGGATAAAACCAATACAAATTTAAATTTACTACAGCAAGCAATCGCTGGTTATCAAGAAATATCAATTGCAGGTGGAGCTCAAACAACAGCTCTAACTATGGACAACGCTGCAATTTCTAATGCAAGAAATGCAGTTATAAAATTAATAGGTACTATTACTGGAAATCAAGTTGTTACAGTTCCAAATGGTATTGAAAAAACTTACATCATTCAAAATGGTACAACAGGTGTATTTACTGTTGAATTTAAAACAGCGAGTGGAACAGGAATTACATTTGCAACAACAGATAAAGGCACAAGAATAGTTTTTGTTAATGGAACAAATGTAATCGATACTGGTGTAGTAACAACTGATTCCACGCAAACTTTAACAAATAAAACTTTAACTACTCCAATCATTGCACAAATTAATGACACTAACGGAAATGAAGAATTAAAATTTACAACAACTGGATCAGCAGTTAATGAATTTACAATAACAAATGCTGCGACAGGTGGTAGACCAGATTTATCAGTAACAGGTGGTGACACTAATATTGGATTAAGCATCACTACAAAAGGAACTGGATTAGTATTATTTAACGATGGTGCTTATAATGCAGAAGCAACATTAACGGATCAAGCGACAATTACTTGGGATGTTTCAACATCTCCTGTTGCCAAAGTAACTTTAACAGCAAGCAGAACTTTAGCTGCACCAACTAATGGCGCTGCTGGACAATTTATATCTATTGCTATAATTCAAGGTGGATCTGGAAGTTATACTATAACTTGGAACTCCGCTTATGAATTTACAGCAGATACGGCTCCAACATTAACAACAACTGTAGGAAAAGCAGATCTATTTGTATTTAGATATAATGGAACTGTATGGTATGAAGTTGGAAGAAACCTTAACTTGAGTATAACATAATGTACGCACTTATTCAAAATAATGAAATAGTAAAAGTATTTGCAAATCCAGAAGGATTTAAATTAAATAATAATCAATATTCTTCTCAGATATTTACACTTTGGTCTAAAGAAGCAAAAGAAGAAATAGGTATCTATGAGATTGAAACAGACTCTTCTAATTTTAAAGATGAATCTTATTATATTAATACAAATGAAATATTTGCATTCTCAAATGGTAAAGCAACTAGATCATGGGGAAATGCTTTTGCCAAACAATTAGAAGATGTTAATGCAGTAGATCAAAATGGTGCTCCAATATTAAGAGATGGAGTTCAATTAGTTACTAAAGGTTTAAAATCTCAAAAGATTTATATATCAAAACAACAAGCAGCTGGATTATTAAAATCAACTGATTGGTATGTAACTAGAAAATCAGATACTGGAACTGCAATACCACAAGACATACAAGATTTTAGAACTGCAGTTAGATCAGTAAATAATCAACAAGAAAC